GTCTTGGACCTGGTTCTTGAAACGCGTCCGTATCGCATTGTGCAGATCTTCATGGAAGCTCATGGAAACTGTGCCTTTACGCGGTCAAGAGTTCCCTTGATCATTTGATGCGGCTGGATCTGCTTGCTATGGCCTTCTTCGAGGGCCATGATGTATGGGACATTGTTTGTGATGTAGATTGGGACAAAGGGCTTAAGGGTCGAAAGCTTCCCGAGTCCAGCGTCACGTGCGGCGCTCCCAGCTGGGCCAACATTTCCTTCTGTAGCTTCAGGGTGAGCGCCAGAACCAAATCTGTCAACTTCTTCCTTTGGCTCGCTTCCAATTTCAAGTAGCCAATTTCCACGGGCACGTCCTGTATCCACAGGTGTATTGAAAATAACACCTTCAAGTACTTGGAATGCAATTTTCTTTGTGAACGGAACAATATGCTGTGGTTCAAGCGTGGCAGCAAATGCTGCCAGTTCCTTGTTGAATTTTCGGACGTCTGCGCTGATGCTCATCGCCGCAGCCTCAGTTTCCATGCGGCGATCAGCTCGCCAGAATAAAGCGGGCTGGCTTCAACAGCCTGGAAAACCTCGCCTTTGATCGTGACTTTCATGCCATTTCTGGGTGTATTGACCAGATCCTGGGCCGCAAGATAGGCCTCGACATCACCGTGTTTGATCACATCGCCATCAACGTACTTCATTTCGATCGGGACCGGTGGGCTCATTTTCACGGTCTCCGTGGTTGGTGCTGGCGTGCTTACCGATCCTGTTGCAGCATCGTAAGTTCCGGTTTCGTATGTCAAAATGACATCCATGCCGAATTCGTCAAGAATCGCTTGGGCCTCTGGGACCATTTCATTGTCAAATTCAGTGACCATCAGCAGCGATAAAGGGGAGGTTGTGAGGCGCTCGAAATAAGCCCTTTCAAATGGGCTTCGACCACCGCGTATTTTCCTGTTGGCGTGCCAGGCGAGTATCCGCCAAGCCATTCTTTGTCGGTTTCAAGCGGTCCAAGCTTGCTTTTCTTGCGCTTGAGCGTCCCGTTTTCGGTCCAGTCCGGCATCAGGCCCCCGGATGTGGTCAGATGCCTGAGAGCAGCTTCGCAGGTTGCATACGTCACTTTTACCGGGACAGCATTGGACGCCAGCAGATAATCATCACCATCGTAGGCATAGGATCTCGGCCAATCCAGGGCCTGATCTGCAGTGGCTTTCTCGCCGATCCATCTCAAGTGATAGGCGTTGTCCAGATACTGCGTGGCCATGATCAGGGCCTGTTCCTTGGTGTTGTAGCCCCCGGACAAAGTTGCAGCTTTGAACTTGTTGTCCAGATCCGTGAACGTCGAAGTCGTGGCGATCGCATTGCCAGCGGTGCCTCCGGTGATCGCCGTCAAGACCATCTCATTTGAGGAGAACTCCGATGCGTCAACATCCGTGTTCTCGGTCATGCTCGCAGCGTACTGGGTGCCCGGGGTCCCCGTGAGGTTGATCGCCGCCACGATATTGGCCTGGGTTTCGGCAAGGGTCGCACCGATCTGAATGTTCCCGTCAACGTCGGTCAGCGTATCTTCAAGCGTGTAGACCTTCAGGCCTATGGTGAAGGTATCGCCGTCTGTTGGCTGGTTTGCCAAGACCATTGTGCCGGTTGCTTTCGCGTCCTCGGCATTGCGCCAGGCTGCAGGGTTATTCCGATCGGCAAAATAGGCGTCCGCATCAGCCACGCTGAGGTAGCTGGTAGCGTTAGCCAATCCTGTGCCGTCCTCGACTACGAAGGCCATTTAATCCTCCTCGCCGTCCTCCACGTCCTCGGGCTCTGGTGCGGGTGCGGGTGCAGGCGCTTCTTTTTCGACCACGCTGTAGCCGCGCTCTTTGTAGTTGTTGACCTGGCTCTTTTGAACCATGATGCGGCCGCCAGGACCCTGCATTTCGACTGTTTCCATTATTCCTCCACTGGTTTGTTGCTGGTAAGTTCGTATCCCTCCAGCATCTTGTCCGGAATCTGAGACTTCGAGACCTGAATTATCTCCTCGGTCTCCACATGCTTCATTTCATAAACTGGTTCAGCCATGCTAGAAACCCACCCTTCCGCCCTCCGGACCCACCGGATCCTTTATGGCTTCACCAAGCCCCATTTGGGCGTGATGTAATTGTCGATGAGGCTATTGATCTCATCGAGGTTCAAGGTTCTTTGCCAGATCGCGATCTCCGCCAGATCATTGTTTGATCCGTTACTTGCCGTGCCGCCAAGCCTGAAAAGCCAAGTTGGTGTAAGATTCATTGCTGGATCATTTGTGTTTTCAGCGCCTGGATCGTTGAAGTTGTAGATCCGCCTGCCGAGGTTATCAGCGTCAATCGTAAAGAACGTGACATGGTGCTGGTCGTTCGGAATCGTGGTCGTGACCTGTACGATCTCAGATGACGATCCAACGCTGAATACCTTGTCCTGGTTACTCGCTCCCATCGTGCTGAAGTAGTAAGGCCCGGTCGCATTCCCAAGCCACTGGTACAACGTGAACGGGCTCGTTTTCTTGCCAATGGCCATGAAGGTTTTGGGACCGTCTTTCTTTACGAAGTCAGGCTCTGCATCGCCAACAAGCATCAGGCGAGTAGCTGGCGGTCCTGGAGTCACGCGAACAATCGGTAGGCCGTTCAGCTGGTTGATGACAAACTGCGCAGGATCATCAGCTACAACAGGGACAAGGTCGTTCCCTTCCGGACCGCTGTCTTTCCACTTGTCGATGTCGGTTCCTGTCAGCTCAAAGTTGTCAGCGCTGCTAGCGTCCCACCAGCCCCAGAGAGCGTTCAGAGAATCAGGCCGCCAATGATACTCTCCGCCAACATTCTGGCGGAAAGTAGAAATGGTGTTTTTCAGTTGCCCGATATTGGGTCTAGGCATCCGAGTCCACGCCCTCAAAATCTGGTTTGAAGTTTGCAGCAGTGAGAGCGTTGATCATCTCAACCTTGGACATCTTGCCAAAGTTCTTGATGCCGGCCTGTTTTGCAAACTCTTGGAGCTGCTTGTTGGTGTAGCCCGCGAAATCCTCAAGGCCAGCATGATTTTTTATGGGGTTTTCGGGGATCTCTTCCTTTTCAGGATCCTTCGCGCCTGCAGGCTTTGTTTCTGTGTAGGCCCCTGAATCGATAAGCTCTCTGAGATCAACGCCTTTGCATTGATGAGGCTTGCCGGTTTCCTTTTCCCAGATGGTAAATCTTTTCATGGTTTTCTCCTTGGTGGATCCGATTCAAAATAAAAAAGCCAAAGGCAACCGGGCCGAAGCCCGGCGCCTATGGATTTCTTCGACTTGTGCTACCTTTTTGCCAGCCAGGCAGCGTAGTTGATCCCGGTGGCCACTGTTCCGCCGACCACGGTGTAAAGGCGTGCATAACGATAGATCGTGTCGCCGACCTTGTTGTTGCAAGGGATCACTTCCAGGCCAAGATCGTTCTGATCCACGTCCGCTGCGTTCCGCGCGTCACCCTTCGGGCAGCTCACCTTTGTGACGATGTCACTGGCGAAGTCCGCTTTGCTGGACAGCTGAAGAAGGATGTCGTAGGTCTCATCTGCGGTGTCGAATTCAATTGCATTGAAATCGATACACAGATCACCATGCCACATGGCTTGACCGAGATCAAGAATGGCAGCTGAGCCTCCAACGGTTGCGGCCGCACTTGCCGCGACAAGACCAGCGTCTTTCAGAAGCAGGTCATTGTCATAAACATGAGCAAAATCACCCATTGTTCAACCTTTCTTTTTGCGTTTTTCTAGGCCTCCCGCGGAGACTACTTGGTGATTGCGGCGTTCTTGATACCGTGAAGCCTGGCTGCCGCTCTGCCATGCTTGATCTGGATGCCTGCGTACCACTCGATGCGGGTGAGCAGCGAAGGCTTGGTTTCCATCTCGCCGAGGTCTCGGACGTCCATCTCGCCGTTCTGGATTCCATTCACCATTTCATCGGCAAATGACAGAACGTAAATGGATGTTGAGGCTGCCGCGCCTCCACCTGGGTTCGCCTCGTCGAAAGGCAGAACATCGTCTCCGCCCTTCAGGTTCTCGATTGCCAGGATGGGAAGATCGTTATATGCTCGGATCCGACGTCCGAAACTGTCTTCCGTCCAGGTGATGTACCCGCCAACTCCTGTGTCGCGGGCTGCAGCACTGAACCTGCGTGCCATGGTCTTGTTCATGGCCAGGAATTGTGGCTCCATCACTGCATCGATCGCCTCGTCCAAAACTGCGAGGCTGAGAGCATCGCCACCGGATGTTGCGCCAGCAGGAATCAGCTGATCGCCGACAAGGCGCTTCTGAAGACCGTCGAATTCTCTCGGGTCTGTGTCTGAATCGCCCTTGAAGAAGGTTTCCTGCCATGCTTGTGACAGGGCCTTTGCCTTCATTGACTCCTGTGATGCGCGTGTGTCCTCGCCTTCGGTCTGAACAATGAAGTTGTCCACTTCAAGGTCGCCACCGGCAATTGACAGGGATTCCACCTGCGGATTGAGGACGCCAGTGCTGGCGGTGTAGCCCTCATTTACACCACGAAAACCGATTCCAGGAAGGATCTCTTCGCGGTTGTATTTGATGGCGTTTCCGGGAATGTTGACAAAAGGGAGGTACTCAAGAATTTTTGCGTTTCTTGCGTACAGTTCTACGACGGCCCGCTGTATTTCGGTTCCCTGGCCGAGTTTGGCCGCCTCGAGGATTGTAAGACCCATTGCCTTACCTTTCTGTTGTGACTATCCTCTGAGGCCGCGCTCGGCCGCTTCACGCGAAGCTCTAAGTCGTGCGGGCCTCTTTATGAGCCCTGGCAAGCCTTGCCGTTGGACTCAAGTCTGCCGGGGGAGGTGGGTTTCCACCACCATCACCCTGAGAACCGCCTTTTGCGCCGCTGCCGCTCGCACCATTGCCCTCGAAGCCTGGAGCAAAATCTGACTGATTTTTCATCCACTCAACCAGTTCCTCGATTTCCATCGGGTCGGTAGAACCCTGCTTCATCGAGATCCTGGGGCCGCCTTTTTCATCGACCACTTGAGCGATGAGCCTTCCGTTTTCATCCTTGACGGCTTTCACCATCTGCCGGACATGCGGAAGGAGCAGTTTTGAATTGCCTTTGTGTTTTGCAAGAGCTGCCAGTGCAGAATTGTCGATGATGTGCGTTGAAAGCTGGCTGTTAAGGTCTTCAACGGTCTTGATATGACCGTCGATCTCGCCCTGGAGCTTCTCTTTGATCGCAGCCACTTGGACTTCAATCTGCTCCTTGACTTTCTCGTCCGGGGTCCAGTCCTTCATTTCCTCGAGCTTCTGGATTGCCTCTTTTGCCTTTTCAGGGTCAAGCTCTCCAAATGCACCGACCTTTCCTTCGGCCTTCTTCCGAGCCTCCCGCTCAGAGGAAAGAGCCGATTTCAGCTCGCGCACATCCTCAAGGTTCCAACCATCGACTGCCTCAACGTCAAGATAGAACTTCCCGTCCCTCTCAACGTAAAGCTTGCGAAACTCATCACTGAGCCCATCAAGCTTATCAAGTACGGCCTTTAGCGCCATTTCTATTCTCCTCCGGCATCCCGCCTGGTGGGGGCGTCCCGCCCCATGAAAATAAGAAAATACGATTCGATTTCGATTATAGACCTGAAAAAATGGCCGCACAAAGAGTTTTTATAAATTTTTCTCCAGGGCTTCCAATTCGGTGAGTGTCAAAGCTTTTCCAGTCGGGTCAACAAAGCGGTCAAATTTCACTTTTCCGCGCCGGAATAACCTGGCTTTGCCCTTTCCAAGAACCTCGTTTTGTATTGCGATCGGCTGTTTTTTCAGCCATTCCGGATATGTGGTTTTTGCAGGAACAGCTCCATTGAGGGATGCCCTGGTTCCAGTGGGAGCCTCTTTCAAGTCGATACCCATTTCGCGCCATGACTTGATAACAGGCGATGTACTGCTTCGGCATTGATGATGTTGCGGAGGCCTTGGCCCTTCGTCAATGTTGAAAACCTGCCCGTCCAGTTCCGCGCAGATGACCGAGGTCCTCGTGTCCAGGGTCGCCACATACCTGACGCCCTTGACCACACCCTCATTGCGCCGATAAAC